TGAAGGCTCGTCAAGAATCGGGAAGTCCACTGCTCTGCGGTATAGGTGAGATCGGTGACGGTCCAAGTGCGCGTCACGGTTTGCGCTTCGACATCTACGACATCCGATTGAGTGAGCACTTGGGTTTCGGAGTTGTAAGCAGGCGGTTCGCTTTCCACCACAGTCATCTCCAAAAGCTCTGGAGCAAGGCCGACAATCGGCTCCTCATCAATGCGCGGCCACGGAAGGACTTGTTCTGTTTGGGTATTGTAGAGAAGTTTCATACTTAGAATATTACGCTGACATTAGAAAGACCGGGGGTTTGAGCCGCTGCCCCTTTCCAAAAGTTGATGCGAACCACATGACCCGCAGGCACGTTGGACGCTGTAAGCGTGACGGTCTGTGGCGTATTAAAGGCAGGCTGCACTGCAAGTTGCTGACCAGTAGTTCTATTAAAAATGTTCGCAGCCATGGCCCACGCGTTTCCATTGAATGGATTTGAGCCGTTCCATGAGAGAATGAAATCAGACGTTGCAGGCATTGTGAACTCTTGGAAAAACGGCAACAGCCCCCCCGCCTCTTGAGGTGAACGTGTAAGGCCCTGAAGATTTGCGTAGAAAACAGGCCCCGTCTGGGGGGTATACCCTCGAACCAATAGATCGTTTGTAGACACATTTACAAATGTGCCCCAGCCGAAAGGCACCGCCCTGCCCCACCAACTCGCAACATTGTTTGTCATTCCAGTGAGATTTGCAAAGTTGCCGTTTACAATGCGCTCCTGAAAAAAGGCATAAGAGTTGATTACAGTCGCGCTCACAGCCTTGTCCCCCCGAGAATAACTTTGAGTCCAGCGCCAGCTACCGTGGAGCCAATTTGATCAATGTCGATGGTGGTCTCAGCATCCTGTGTGAAATCGCGGAAGCTCGTATCGACCACAGCCGCTGTTGCTGCCGTAGCACTGGTCTTTTCCGTGGCGTCGATTGAGAGTTTCGTAGAAAGCGCAGAGTTCGCCCCATTGTTGATGTCTACAATAAGCGTTGACCCCGTTGGGGCAACCGTGACAGAAGCCGACACTGAAGTGAGACGGAACGCAACAGGCGCACGAAACGTGACTTTAGCTGCACCAGCAGTCAGTGCTGGTGTTTCATTGGAGGCGGCGATGACGAATTCGATGGGAGAGCCGACGAGATTTGTAGGGGCGAAGTTGAGTGCTGGCTTATTGAGAATCTGCGAGGCACCCGAAGTTGCGTTCCAGTCGGCCTTTGGAATATTCGCAATGTCCCGTCCATCAATATTCAGCCGATTGCCCGGCCCTAAGTCCTGCCAATATACCGGATCGGTGACAGGTATAGATTCATTGTCGAATTTCGCCCGATAAATCCGCCCTCCTGAATGCACTACATCCCCCGCAAGGTAGCGGGTTCCGTCAACAAGTGTATGGTTGGCAGTCCACGGAACGGCGGCGTTGAAATAGAGGTCGTCGTGATTGTGGGCAGAAGGCGGAAGCGAGGAGGGTTTATTTAGGATCTCCGCATCGCCACTCGTTGCGTTCCAGTCGGCTTTTACTTGCGGAGATACCTCCACATAGGTAGATGACGACGACACCCAGACATAGATCTTGGATGTGTCCAGAGCCGTATAGACGCGATCCACATCACCCGTCGCGGGGAAAGCCGCCCTGTTGGCAAACGATGGAAACAGACTCAGGTGCGCCCTCGCGCCGACAAGATTTGACGTAAGCAGTGTTCGGCCCGAACCTGTGGAATCAGAAATTGCGCTTGCGGGGTGGGTGTGGCTTGCGGTAGCCGCGCCAACATCAGAAGCTGAAAGAGTAACGGTTGGTCCTGTTTGACCGTTGACACTTGTTATTGTTCCGATGTTGCCCCCAATTTCTACGTAACTATTACTGTTAGCCCACCGATAAAGCTTCTGCGTGTTCGTAGCGACATATAAATCGGTAAGCGAGCCTATGGACGGAAAATCTAAAATCGTCGGATGTGCGTGAATGTTGCAAAAATTGGAATCAATATAGGTCTTTGTGTAGTACCTAGTATCGTGAATGTGCAGCGGGTCGCGGATAAACCATCCGCCTGTGCCGTAACCCCTGAGGGTGACGATTTGGTTGACAGTCAGCGTAGTAACGGTCCTCAGAGTATTGAGGTAAGTTGAGCCAGCGGGGGTATACTCCTGAACGACTAATGAAATAGGGGTCTCAGATGGGTCAATCGGGGCAGTAAAACTGATGGTAAGCGTGTCGCCGAGAACATGACCGTCTTCTAGGCGTGGTAAGATCAGAGTAGCGCTACCCGGACCCGCGTAATACGCTACAGACAGCTCTACGCGGCGGTTTACCGCATCCGATACGGGTGGGCCAGCCGAAAGCGTAAGATGAGTCGTCTGATTGGGGTTAACGACCAAGTATACTTCTTTCAAAGCGGGCTCCGCGTCTACGTTAGCATAGGACAGTACAACGTTGCCGCTAGAGTCTGGAAGTACGCTGTTAACGGTTTGCACGGTGCCTCCACTTTCTTTTTTGACAAAGTCTAAATTGGTAACCCCATTCTTAAACCAGTATTCTACAATCGCATTGTTCTCGACAATACCCACCGTCAGCCCCTGATACCTTAATCCTGATGTAATATCAGAAAGAGCCGCAGTCGTGGTCAAATATGGGCCGTACTTCGCATCGAGCGGAATCGGTTGCCCGACTACGACCCCGCTAGATAGTTTAATTCCGGTAGGCATTAGACTGGATTCCTCAGTTCAAGAGTTGGGTTGGAGTTGGTAAGTAGGTTCTTGCTGATGTGCATTTTGTAGTTGCGAGTCCACAAAGCAGTCGTGACGTTGTTCTGTGTCTCCATTGCATTGAAGACGGCAGTGATATCGTCGTTGTTGTCGAGAGCGGTGACGTAATACTGGGTCTTGGTCGTCAAGGTCGCCTCGTAAGCCGCGCCGACGAACTGACCGCTGACATTGTATGGGATGGAGATCGTGCCGCTGGCGTCCGCGATCACTTTAGTCAAGGCGGCGGATGCGTGTATGTCTGTCGCGTTGCCTGCGGTAATCGCGGCGGCGAACTGAGTCGGGGTGAACGAGATTGGAGACTTGAGGTGATACCACGGATAGACTCCGGTAAACGCTGCGGTGCTGGCAGATACCGTTCCAGCCGCACGGCTACCGTCTAGCGCGGTGCTAACAACGTTCTTGTTGTCGAAGTAGGTCTCGGTTCCAGCCGCGTGGGATACCGTAGCGGTCCATTGGTTCGTACCGAAAAGAACCGCGACGGTCCCAAGTGCGTTATTATCAGTGCCTACACTGATGCCCGGACCAGAATATACGGGCAAGGAGGAAGTGGCCCCGACCAACTCCGGACCTAAGGTACCGTTCCCGTTCGTTATGCGACCGCGATCGAAAGTGAGTGTGAGAGTTCTAGCTGCCGTAGATCCAACCTCTTGAACTCCGCTCGTTCCAGAAACCGACAAGGAGGCAGACTTCAGGGTAGATATAGAGGGCGGGACAGTCGGGAACAGGATGGTATCCAAAGCCTGTACAATCGTCCGGGATTTCCATGTGCTTGCCGGTTCTGGGATTGCGCCGCCTACGAGAGTATTTAAGGTAGCGTTAGGGACAGTGCTCGAATACAAGCTAGTTGCGGCAGGTGGTCCTTGGATACCTTGGATACCTTGGATACCTTGAGGACCCATTAAACCTACCCCAGCGTCCGCAAACGCAATGGTGTAGGTGACTACACTTCCACCGATAGTGCCGGTAGTTGTCTGGGTCTCGCCCCAAGTGATTTCGTAGACCTTGACTTGCATCGCTTAGACGGCCTTGGGGCCCGCTGCAACAAGTTCAAAAGTGCCGGATATTAATGTAGCGCGGACGCCATTGGCGGTTTTGGCTTTGATACCCCGGTAATATTTGCCGGGCTCAGTGAACTTCTCGGCGGCAACTTGTAGTGTGACCTCCCCGGACGTCGGGTCCAAAGGAGTGAAAGTCTTGAAAATATACGCGTCTTCGTCTGGCCAACTCAGATCTTTGGTAATGACGAGATAAAACTCCCAGCCGGTCAGGTCGCGAGGTTCGGCGGGGTCGGTATCGGGGAGAAAAAGTTTAAGAACAGCGGCCCAGTCGTCTTTGACCGGGTGGATCACGTTGTCGACAATGTAAGGCGTGGCCATGCTTTGTCAGGGGTTGAAGGGGAGGGGCCCGATGACCCCTCCCCGACAACTTGAGTTACTGCTTAGCTGCAGGCGACCAGACCGAGGTCGGAAGCCTTGCCGGGGCAGCGCGCGTGCATGATCGCGTAGCCCCACTCCGGACGAACCGGCTTCGAGCCCGAGGACAGGACGCCACGGAAGTATCCGATGGTGCCATCCGGGTTCTCGTTACGGTCGCGGATGTTGAGCCACTTAAAGTCACCGCGATAGCTCACGGCATCAAACTTCGTATTGCCGCCAGGATTGGTGATCGGGGCCGGGATAACCGACTTGAACACGTCCTTGTGGAACACGATCGAGACTTCGAAGTGCGCACCCTCATAGGCCGGATTGATGACCCATTCGGTGACGTTTCCAACCGTCTGCTTGATGTAGGGCTGTACCTCGACCCAGGCACCGCTGACAAAGTTGTAGCGGGGCATGAAGTCGTCGATGATGTGGTAGTAGCCCTTGTACGTGCGCTCCACGCCCAAAGGAGCGAGGAGATCGTTGGCCTTGGTGCTGTAGCGGTAGTCCTCGCGATCCGTAGAAATGCTGCGGATCAGGTCGTAGGAGGTTTCGCTGGAGCAGATCAGACCGAAGACCGGCGTGCCGTTTTCGCGGCCGAGCGGGTCATTGCCAGCGCCGTCGCGAATGAGGCTCATGCGGACCTTGTCCAGGACCGGCTGAACCAGTTTCGACGTCGGAATGGTGGTCGGGAACGCAGCCGAATTCTCCGGCAGCGCGCTGGTGACAACCATCTTGTGGCTGGCGATACGGGTGTACTCGTCACGGTACCGATTTTTCCACGCATAGCTGGTATTCTCGGTGAGAATGCGGAACACGTGACTGAGTTGATCTTTAGCCCTCCAAGAGTAACGAAGATCGTTAACGCAGATCGGGGGCGACTGGATCGCCGTCTGCTGGAGGTTGTAGGTAGCCAGCTTCTGGTAGAAGTTGACGACCGAGGCCGAAGGCACGCAGGAGCCAGAACCGGTGCCGGTGCTGAATCCGACGTTACCCCACGAAAGAGCCGTTTCCGGCAGCGAACGGGAGTAGGTCAACACGGAGACTTCATAGCCCATTTGATCGGGCCAAGTTTCCTGTTCAACCAGTTTCAACCAAGGACTTGTGTTGAGCGATTTCTTGTAAATATCGGGGCCGATGCGTCCGCTCTCTGTCGCCAGCCACTCATTGATGTCATATGCCATAAATATTCCTCCTTTAAGGAAAGTTTTTGGTTTCGGGTTTGGTATGGAATGGTCGCGGGGCACACTTTGTGCCTGCGGTTTCCGTACCTTGGATTTCTCCTTCCCGAGCCAGGGAGGACGACAGCGAAGCTGCCGGTTTACGCTCTTTCAACTAGGCTTATAGAACGGGATTAAGGGCCCGAGCGGACCTGCATAAGTTTTAGTTCCCTATGCTAGAACAAATTTATAATAGCGGGTGGTGGTCACCCGTCAAATAAAAATTACGCTCAACCGAATCTTTTTTCTATGGCCTCAAGAAAACCTCCGGTCCCGGTGTCAGGCGCGCTGGTGTCGGCGTTGCCGGAGGCTTTAGGGGTGGCTTTCTTATACTTGGCCAAAGCTTTCTCTAATTCAGCCACTTTTGCATTTGCAGACTCGACCTGTTTAATCATGTGGGGCAGGGCCACACCAGCATACACAGCATAGGCGCGATCAGCAGCAGACGAATTTAGCAAATCTGCCTCAGCCCCTACTGAACGGATATCGTCAAGTGCGACTTTGTCCAATTTGCTCAGGGTTGAGTTTTGGAGAAATGTATCCTGCCACACCTCGTCGGCCGCTTTCTTTGCGTCGGCTTTATACGCCTGTTCAATACGAGCTTCTTCAGATTTGGCTTTTTCCTGCTGCTCGGCGTATGCTTGGGCAGCGTTCTGTCGCAAGTACTCACGACGGTGTGAGACGTCATTCAGATCGTCAGCCATGCGGTAGAGGCGAACGCGGTCGCGTTCGCTAAAGTCGGCTGCCAGCTCGATCAGTGAGTCGCTGCCGTCGGCAAGAGACTCATCCCGCAGCGCGCTTACAAGTTTGCGCGTATTGATCTTGTACTTCTCAGCAAGCGCTGCAGCAGAATCAAGGATGGCCTGAGTAGGCTCTAGTACGGCGCGCTTGAATTCTGGCGTCGCCTCCACACGGGTTATGGCGATTTCCTGTTCATACTCGCTCAACTGAGAGCGCAGTTTTTCCAGTTCTTCGGAATTTTGGGGGCCGGACTTGAATTCCTCGACGGCTTTTTCTAGCTCGGCAACACGAGACTTGTAAGTCTTCAACTCGGACTTCAGTTCTTTGAACTTAGCCCCCGCAGACAATGACATGTTCTTGTCCCCTTCGTCGTCTTTGGCTTCTTGCTCCTGTTCTTCCGCATTCGACGGCTCCTCTGTCTGGGTTTCTGGTGTTTCTTCTGGAGCTTTAGTCTCATCCGGCTCCATCTCGCCTTCCGCCTGCTTCTGTTCCCACGGAGGAGTCTCTTCACCCTTCTCAAACTTTTCGAGACGGTCGGTCAGCCAAGTGGTGAAGTCGCCCTCGGATTGCGAGACATTTTCAACGGTGGACGAAGCGGTCTCCTGGGTAGGAGACGGCATCGTTGTATTTTCAGTTTGGGCCGGAGCGGCCTCGGTTTCAGTAGACATAAATTATTGTTGGGAGGTATTCCCCCACGGCTCGGGAAGCTTCTTTCGCGGGTCCGGGGGTTCCTCGCTAAGCTTCTGCAAAGCTCGGTAAAAATCGTAATAGCCCGCGTTGCGCGCGTGCTGCAAAGCGGCCGAAGTCATGGCGTCGGTGCCAGCGGGCGGAGCCATACGCGGGAAGTTGCTGTGTAAAAGCACTTCGAGGGCATCGCGCATAGGCGCGGATGCTAACGCTCGTCGTAGTGACATCCGGAGTTCCGGATCTTCATTCCATTCTTTCAGAGTCATTACCAAGCTTTGCAGGCCCAATAGGCTGCAGTAAGTTTGCTGTGATTTTTAGTGTCACAGCCGTGCCGGGCGCGGAAAGATTTGCGACGCTCGGGGATGTTTTTCTTAATAGTCATGTTTGGGTCGCCAAACATTATGGATTTCGTTTTCCCACCTTCGGAGGCGAGTACTTTAAACTTTTTACGGCCATGCCCCGGCTCGCCCTGCTGAATCCTGCGCGGTTTGTTTACTTGCATCCTAGAAACGAGGTTGACTGATCTTGCTTGCCACTTCCGCGTCCCGTAGCGCCATCTTCTGGCGCACTTCAGCGGCGCGCATATTAAGCTTGGCGCTATGGACCTCCTGCATCATCTGCAGTTTGATTTGGTGTTCCTGAAGCTTTTGCTGGAGTCGCACACCGAAGTCGTCAGGTTGTTCCTGTTGTTGCGGATTGGATGAGTCTTGCGACTGTTCCCGAAGGCGCTGAACGTGCTTGACGCTGTTGTTGACGATCTCTCCAAACTGCTGCAGGGACTGACGCAACATCGCGCCTTCCTCCGGAATCGTGGTGTCTTGCGACACGTACTCGACGTGTTGCGTGGTGTGGCCAAACAAAATTACCAGGAAGTCGACGACATCTTCGGGCGCAACCGCACCTTCGTCGACCGACTGCGCCACTTCGCCAAGAGCAGCCAAGTGTACCTTGGCGTGTTCGAAGTGATTCTCGTTGGGCAAAATTTGAATTTCCGAACCTGAGCGCATCTCGTTGTTTTCGAGCATGGCAACTTTGACGTCGATGACGGGGCGAGACTCCGCATCCGGAGGCGGGGCGTAGCGATCAGCCAAGTCGTATCCGAAACGAGCGGCCACGCGGTCGCGAATGGCTGCTTTTCGGCCGTACTCGTCAAATCCAGGCATGAGCTGTGTAAGTTCATCGGTAGCCAGGAGACGGGCGGCCTCGGACCCCGAGCCGATCGCGCGAACAGGACGAACCGAGTCGATGTCAATGGCGGCAATAGCTTCCGGCGGGACACCCCGCATGTAGCAACGCTCCTTGAATTCAAGAATTTCACGGCTGCCAGCCTCCCCAGCCACGTAGCACCCACAGACAAAACGCCGCACGGTCTCCTTGAGGACGCGGCCCCAGGGTTCGTAGAATAAATTCAGAGCAGCCAGTGACAAACGTGCCTGTCCGGAAAGGATGGCTTGAGTCTCAAACTTGGTTTTCTCTCGGCTGTCATTGATGGCTGACTTGGCTCCCTCATAGACGCCGGTCTTGACCTGCATCTGAGTAACCAGATCGGCGAGAAACGGAATGGCCGACTTACTCACGTCGGGCATAGCGCGCTCGACCACATTCACCGTGCCGGGAGCCAGGACCGAGTACGGTCCATAGTAAGTGAAGTTAAGATCTTCGAGCGCCTGCTCGTCGCTGGGCTGGAGGAGCAAGGTCGAACTGAGCATGGCTCCGTCCGCCATTTGACAGCGCAGCCTGTTGCTCAGTTGGATCTGGGGGAAAATTTTATAGCCGAGGCCGCGAATTGAATGATAGTAGCCGTTGGTTCCGATGCCGAACGGGAAGAAGACAAAAGCCGAATTGACGTGGCGATACAGGTTCTTCTTAGCGCACAAGAATTTCTCGGAGTCGTTGTTTTCCAAAGTCATGTAATATGACACAGAGCCGTCAAACTCCTTGACCCAGGCATGGATGACTTTGACTTCCGAAGCCCCGGCGGTTCCGGCGAAGAGATCGTTGTTCTTGAATTCGCGCTGCAGAGACTCCCAGTCGGTAAACGTGCCGATGGAGTTAGAGCCATTGGTTGCTTTGACCAGGGCTTTGCGAACCTCGTCGACGTTCCACCCCATGTCCGCCGCCGCTTCCGGATCTTCAATAAACTTGTAGAGCTGGTGGACTTGGTAAGACCGAACGCAAATGGCCACCTCAATCTCGTCCTCACAGGCCAAGGTTTTGCGCGGGATCAAGAAGTCGCCGAACATTGACACCCGCCAGCGCCAATCAATGTCGTCCTCCCAATAAGCAATCCCGACGCCGTGGGCCACAAAGTTCTGTACCAAGAGTTGGTAATTGAAGTGGAACTGGGGCCAAGAACGAATGGCCCTCGTCAATTCCTGAGCCAATACATCGTTGTATTCGGCTCGTTTCTTGGAGTCTCCGAACTCGGTTTTGAGGGTCAGGAGGTGTTCGACCGAGTGGATGAGATCAATGTAACCGGCGGTGGCACTTTCGAGAATGGCTGAGGCCTCGTCGAAGTTCACATTACAACGATAGGCCTGGCCACTGGCGATCAGGTCGGAGTCGCTGTACGGCGGTACTCCATCGAACATCGCTTGTATCTCGGCACGGTTCCGGGAAGACTTGTCGTCCGCTTCCTTAAGCTTTTTATAGATCTCATACAGAGACTTCGAATCCTTGATGCGATCTCTAGGAGGCGCACCGGATTCGGAAATGTTTTCCAGAAGTGTGTCGTTAGTCACCATGTCACAGGTTCTCCATGGCTGCGCGCAAACGAGAGAACGACTGCTTGCGGCGGTAATTTATTTCCTCTTCCGGATCTGGCTCAGAATAATTTGGCATCGGCTGGGGAGAGCGACCGTCATAAAAACCTTTTTCTTCCCATGCTTTGATCTTCTTGTCGCCCGTGTAATCGCTCCATGAGCGCTGCGTGGTATTAGGGCGGTTTTTCATGCTACCTCCTCAAGCACTTTGATGCGTTTGCGGGTTTTCGGGAAAACGAGTTGCTCGGTGTCGAAGCGCGGGGTCACGGCTTCAGGAGAGTCGAGGGGGTCGGGTTCAGGATTTAGTTCCGAAGACTTGCCGCTGAGTTCATCGAGAATGAGTTTGGCCAGGCTGCCGTCCTTACACCCGTGACAGACCACCGCTTCCGAGCGAATCGGAGTGTTGGTCTTGAGATCAGGGTGAGGCATGTCAAAGTTGTCGGAGATAATCTGCCCATTTTTGCGGCGGTAGTTGCGGGTCTTCCAGTTGTGCTGCATGAGGTTAGTGTCATGTAGATGTGGGAGGACTTCCCACTGAATCCAGACATCGAACGCCGTCCCGTTCTCGAACTTCCAGAGCGCTGACCGATTAGTAAAATCACCCGGATAAATCGCGGTGCCGCACATGTGATGCCCGTCGATAACAAGCTGGTCGTCCTTGTCTTTGTAAAAAGTAGCCTGCTTCGGGCCCATGAATACGGCTTGGGAAAGATTATATTCGGTCTGCAGAGCGTCGAGCCAACCGGTCTTTAGAGGTGTGTTGTCCAGTTCGAACCAGTACCAAGGCTGGTCGAGCAGACCGTTGGCAAACATGTGTAAGATGGTCGCACGGAAATAATAGTTGGGGCCAAGTGGCCAGCCTTTTGCAGGGCAGTCAAAAATATGCGCCTCGGATTTACGGAACATCGGTGAAATTGATTCACGAATGCGGTTTACGTTGTTCGCATTCTCAGTGGACCCGACGACGAGAAGGTCATGATGCTGATACGGGCCAAAGGCCTGCATCAACGTCATGACGTCATCGGCCAAGTGGACATCAGCCTCGCTGACAGGGATTACAAGTAACATTCTTCCGGAAGTTGCGAATATCTTACAGGTGACAGTCACCTGTGCAAGTTAAAAATTGCACGTCCTTTTTGATTTAGATTCCGCCCTGCCTTGGCCACCACATCATTCTTTTTGAACCACGTCTTATAACCGGAGGTTCGATTATAGGGATCTTTCGGGGTTTTGTCCGTGGCGCTAAGGCCGAGCCGCGCCCGGCACAGGTCGATCAAAATAAAAGCGGCGTCGGACAAGTCGGGGCTCTTACCGATCCGGGACTTCATGTCGGCCTTACTCTCGACCCGAATCCGCATACCCGACCCCTTCTCGGTGGTGTAGAGCCGCTCGGTCATTTCCCGGACCAAATCGCGGCCAACTCCGTAAAGCTGTTTATTACGGATCAACTCCTTGCCCGCCCACCAAAGCTCGCTGACCCGGTTCGAGTACCGTTCGTAGCCCGGCGTCGGGTCGGTCAACGACACGTGTTTATCGCTGGCCTTCCCGCCGAAGTGGACACGAAGCACCTCCCGGCTCCAGACTACATCGACTACGTCACCGAACGGAGCGCCGCCGCCGGAGGCGTCGTAAGCCGCGTTTCTGGGTAGTACGCCCCAGGCCTCGCATTTGTCCCGGAACTGCCGGGCGATCTGGTAAGATCTCGGCTCGTCCTTGTTGGTCACGTCCTCGCGCAGCTCCTCGTAGTGGTCCAGGCAGATGACCTTTTTGCCCTCGGCGTTAAAGCCGCAGAAGCCGAAGTAAAGGATACTCCGGTCGCCGTTGGAGCTGAACGAGGGGTCGAGCGCTGCGACCTTCGTCGGCGGTTCCAGCCAGGTTACCGTCTGGTCGGCCCCGTGGCGGATGATGTCGGCCTCCGAGTAGATGGAGTCCTCCGCGCCGGTTGGGCACCAGAACCCGCGATACATGCGCCAGTAGCCAGGGCTGGTCTCCCCCAGTTTACTGGCACTTTCGGCAAGGTTTTGTGGAGTGATCATCCAGGGATAAATGATGTGCCCTGCCTGAATGTTGGGCGACTTGTGGGCATCGAAGTGCAGACAGTACCCGCGCTCTGTTTCCCACTCTTCGTCGTTGACCGTGATCGAGCCCCATCCATTCTTGGGTGTGGCGAACTGGCCGAACGGGTCATAGTAGGACGCGGGGTTGCCGATGCCGATAAGTTGAAAATGTGGGTTGTTGGAAAGGTTGGTGTAGGCCGCTTCCAGGATCGACTCGCCCAGCTCGGGCAACTCGTCGGCGATGAAAATGACCCGCTGCTGCTTGATACCGACCAGCTTGCCGATGGCTTCGCGCTCCTTCTTGCGCTCGGCGGCGATCAACGAAATGCCGCAGCGGTCGCCGAACTGCTTTCCGCTGCCGTCATCGAAGCGAATCATGCCGACGGAATCCACGAGCTTGCCAGGCAACCCCGGCACCGCACGCCACATGTCGGTGATCGCGCCCCAGATACGTTTGCGGGATTCTTTCAAAGAGGTCGAGGTGACGAGGACCAGCGTGTTCCAGGGCGAGCAAAGAAACTGCACAATGGCCCATAGCGCGTAAGCCTGGGATTTTCCCGATGAGGCGCAACCCGCCACGGCCAGATACTTGTGTTCGAAGGCTGCCTCGATCATGCGCTCCAGCCACGGCGTCCACTCCACACGATTGCGGGAGTCTGGGTGGTTCCACAGGTGGTCCACAACCTCCTTGAAGTGGTGCATTTGGCCCGGAGAATTTCTGGGCGGTTTGATCAAACAAGTTAGCTCGACGGTGGCCATCGTGATGTCCGTCGGCCACTGCTCGCCGTAAATCGAGACGGTGCGCGGGGCGGTTAGTGCTTTCTTTTTCGCTGGCATGGATTTGTCAGCGATTTGTCAGTAGGTGACTATTCACCTCTGTAACTCCTTGATTTACAGTAAGATAGGAGTGGAGCCATGGGGATTCGAAGTCGGTTCTCAAAGTGACAAACACCTCATCGGGAAAAATTTTTCGTCTCTGTAAGATCAACATTTTATGTCAAAATTTGCGCGCATTGATAAAAGTATTTCTTGCATCTGGTGTGGGTTGTTGTCACCCTGAATTTGACAAAAGTTGTCAGCCAACTGACAAGTTAGACACCACACAAAATGAGCACTACACGCAAAATCTCGTGGCCGCTGGTCCAGCGGAACCGCTACGGCAAAGCCACCATCTACCGCCAACTCCGGGACGGCGAATACACCTACACGGTGACCTACCGGCTGGGCAAAAACCGCATCCGCGAAACGCGCAACGATCTCGACGACGCGCTGGACCGCGCAGCGCAGGTCCTTTCCGCCTTCGAGAAAGGCGAAACGCCGCAACCGGCAACCAAGGGCGTCGACAAATGGAAACATGTTTTGAAGGGCACTAAGCTAGAGGACGTGCTGCGCTTCTACGCGCAACACCACAACCTGATGCCGTCAGTGTCTGCGGTGACTGTCACCGAAGAGTTTCTCGCCGTCAAGCGCCGAGATCCGATCCAGAAAGACACGCTGGCCACGATCAAGTACCACGTTGGGAAGT